GGAGAGAGCCCTGTGCCTAGTCATCGCACGCATCAGCAGCAAAAGTAGTTTTTCTGAACTGGTTTGGGCTGGGTTTCGAGGTGTTTGGGCTGGATTGGCTTGGTTTGTAGGGGGATTCATGCCTATGCTGGTCGTATGCCCAACGGGGGCTGCTCAAGAGGAGGGGCTTAGATATGCAAGCAACAAAGGTCGCACATAGGCAGTGGGAGTGCAACGGAATTTTGATCCGTCTTTCACGAGATGCTGCTTCAATGAAAATGCGTTACTCATTCCAGTATCCAGATGAATACATCGCCAACTCACATCCGATGGCGAGCAAGAGGTTTTACTCAACCTCGCTTCATGCCTGCATTGCGAAAATTGTTTCTTTGCAGGAGGTGAAGTGATGCAAGGCACAAAGTTCAAGCACCAGAATCAAGACTGGGTCATTGTTGAAATCAAGAACCACAATGACAACTTCCGCACTCAACTGGGGTGGACACACTTTGCGATGATCAAGCGACCTAACGGAAACAAGACTTACTGCACCAACTTGCTGGTTGAGAACGGTCAAGTCCTGCAAGCGAATGTGGTGCTGTAACAAGACACTGAAACAATAAGATTCCCCCTGTGGGGCGCATCCTGACTGATCGCAGGGTGCGCCCTATCTCGTTGTGTAACACTATGTATCTATTTGAATTGAGGATTGAACAGTATGGGTGGTAAAGGTTCTGGCGGTCACAACAGGAAACCTGTTGAGCGTAAACAACGCACAGGGAATCCGTCTGGTAGGAAACTGCCCAAAGAAACTGCTACAGCGTCTGTAACTGCTTTGCCTACTTCGCACATCCCTGATCCTTCACGCCCGTTGGGTGAACAGGGTTTGCGTCTATGGGCGCAGGTTTGGACTAGCGGTGCAGGCTGGTTGAAACAGCAGATGGATACCGAACTGGTGTTGATGTTGTGTGAGGCAACAGAGGAACGCACACGGCTGCGTGTACGACTTCAACAGAACCCTGACGCTTGGCGTGACCGCAGAGCCTTGCGTGAAATAGACCGACAGATCATCACCTTGTTGGGGCAGATAGGATTCACACCATCAGAGCGAGGACTGCTAGGACAGGGAGAGGTGAAGCAGCATGAGTTCAGCGATCTCCACAGGCGTATTGCCGAAAAGCGTGCAGCCAGCAACTAAGTGGAAACCTGCGTTCTATACGCCACGCAAATATAAGACCACAGATGGCGATGAACTAATAGAGTTCGCAGAAGCACACTTCCAAGTGCTTAAAGGTTTTAAGGCTGGACTTCCGTTGCAGTTCACCGATTGGCAGAGATGGTTGATGCGAGGTTTGCTCGAGCGAAACGATGAAACGATGCGTTTGCGTTATCGCCGTGCACTTGTGGGTTTGCCACGCAAGAACGGCAAGAGCCTTATGATGAGTGCACTCGGTGTGTATTCAATGATCGCTGGTGAGGCTGGCGGTGAAATATATGCGGTGGCTAACGACAGGCAGCAGGCACGAATCATTTTCGGTGAAGCAAAACAGCAAATCCAGAACAGTCCGCTACTAAATAGCGAGGCAAAGATTTATCGGGATGCGATTGAGATGCCACGCTTTGGTTCGGTGTTCCGTGTGCTGTCAAGCGAAGTGAAAGGTTTGGCTGGTCTAAACCCTTCGGTGTCTTTGATAGATGAAATCTGGGGGCAATCAAACAGCGATCTACTTGACCAGATGCAATTAGGTTCAGGTAACCGTATCGAGCCAATCAGCATCAGTATTACAACGGCTGGTTACGATCTGGACTCACCTGCAGGACAGATGTACCAGTACGGCAAACAGGTTGCTGCAGGCGAAGTTGATGACGAGTCTTTCGGGTTCTACTGGTGGGAGGCTCCAGCAGACTGCGATCTAATTGACAGGAAAGCACGACTGATCGCTAACCCAAACCTTGCTGAAGGCTTGCTTTCGCATGAGGATTTTGATGCAGCCGTGAAGCAGTCAAGCGAGACTTCGGTGCGCAGATGGCGATTAAATCAATGGGTGCGTTCGCAGGAATCATGGCTTCCAGAAGGGGCATGGGCACAGTGTGTATCGCATACACATCAACTTGACCCTGATCTGCCTGTCTGGGTTGGGATTGACATGGCGTTGAAGCGTGACACCATCGCCGTTTGTGTTGCGCAACCTCAAGAGGAAAGGGTTGTTGTTCGGGCAAAGATCTGGAATCCAGAACTAGAAGGCATTGATATCGCTGGCGTAGAAGCCCACCTGCGTGAACTGCACAACACCTATGAGGTGCGAGAGTTTGTTTATGACCCTGCGTTCTTTGAGCGAAGCGCAGAATACCTATCTGATGAAGGCATGAACCTTGTTACTTTCCCACAGTCAGCGTCACGCATGATCCCTGCCTGCGGTAACGCCTACGAGATGATTGTTGCCAAGAAGGTCGCACACGATGGCGCACCAACATTCACAGACCAAGTGCTATCGGCTGCTCAACGCATGAGCGACAAAGGTTGGACACTTTCCAAAGGCAAATCCAAAAGAAAGATTGACGCTTGTATTGCTATGGTTATGGCATTAGATCGTGCAACAAGTAAACCTGACACCCCAGAAGCCGAGCCATCAGTATTGGATATTTGGTCATGAAAATTAGAGAAGTAATCACAACATCATTGGAAGTTATCGGTGCGATTTGTGTTGTCGCAGGCATAGCAACTTTTAGTGTTCCGATTGGTGTTATTGTGCTAGGTGTTCTCTTGATAGTCGGTGGAGGCTTAGCAGCATGAGTTTGTGGAAAAAATCTGAACAGCGTGCGCTACCAACAAGCATCGACCCGTACCAAATAACTGCACGCCCGTTGTATAACAACTGGTCAGGTGAAATAGTTACAGAGATCACCGCTGTAGCACACAGCGCAGTTCTCGCTTCTGTGACTATCCTTGCTGACTCCATTGCATCAATGCCAGTTGATCTGGTACGCACCAGAGGAGGCAGGATTGAAAAACTACCAACACCATCAGTATTCCAGCAGCCCAACGATCACCAGAACATGTTTGAGTTTGTGCATCAAACAATGCTCACTCTTGCATTACATGGCAACGCCTACATTTATGCACCAAGAGGGGCAGACGGACTTCCCGTTGAAATGCGCAATATTCACCCCCACGCTGTCAAAGGAATCGCAATCACCGACACAGGTGAAATGATCTATGACTTGGGCAAAGTTCAATACTCGAGCAAAGATGTGCGTGCAATCCACTGGGCAATTTTGCCTAACCAGTTGAGAGGCATCAGCCCACTTGAAACTATGCGCAACACAGTCGGCATGGGATTGGCAATGGATCGTTTCCTTGCACAGTTCTACGGTGAAGGCGCAACGCCATCATCAGTATTGGAAACAGATGGTTCACTAACCACAGAGCAAGCACGACAAATCCGTGACAACTGGATGGAGTCCCATTACAAGCATCGCAAGCCAGCCGTGTTACAAGGCGGTTTGAAGTGGCGCAGCATCACAACAAGTGCAGCCGATATGCAAATGCTGGAACACAAAGAATCAATCATCCGTGACATTGCCCGTGTGTATCGCATACCGTTGCACCTGATTCTTGGCACGGGTGGAGACTCACAGACATATCAAAACATTGAGGCATTGGGTTCAGCATTCTTTAAGTACACGCTGCTCGGTTGGGTTCGCCGTTTGGAATCAGCGTTCAGCGAAATGCTCCCACGCCCACAATCGGTTCGCTTCAACCCAGAGGAATTCCTGCGTGCAGACTTGATGACCCGTGTGAACGCACAGCAGAAGCAAATCATGTCTGGCACTATGACACCTAACGAGGCTCGAGAGATTGAGAACCGTGAACCTTATGAGGGTGGCGATCAGTTTGTTCTTGGTGTTGCTGGAACAGTGGTTGCAGGTGTTGAGGGTGGAGATTTGCCAACTATCGGAACAGATGCAATACCACCTGAACGCAGTTATCGTGATTCGCAACCACAGTCATTGATCATCAATGAAACTCCACAAGACATTTCTATAAATATGCCTCAGCAGCGTGTCAAGGTTGATTCACCTATTGTGAACCTGAAACCACAGACCATCAACATTCCTGAAACGGTTGTGAATGTGACTATGCCTGAAGCAAAGATGGTGCGCAGGTCTGTTGAGCGTGATTCTGATGGGCGTATCATTTCTATTACTGAGGAAAGGGTTGATGAATAATGGCAACTGGATTGAGTTCATATCTTGCAGGTTCTTGGCTGAACGCTGTCGGCAATAACACTTCGTTTACTGTTGCACAGGTGTATGTGAAACTTCATGTTGGCGATCCGTCATCAAACGGCACAGCGAACCCTGCAACAGAAACAACACGCAAAGCAGCCTCATTCGGCTCTGCTTCTGCAGGTGTCTTGACTTCTGATGCTGATGTTGTTTGGACAAACATTGCTGGCTCGCAAACAGCAACCTTTTTCACTGCGTGGGATGCAACAACAGCAGGAAACTTCCTGTTCTCTGGATCAATCACAGGAAACCCATACACGGCTGGTGACACTTTCACAATCGCTTCTGGTGCATTGACTGTTTCTCTAACTCTCGCAAGTTAAGGCATCATGGCGTTTTCACGCTTCACCTTAAACACAAGTGCATTAGATGATGCAACTGTTGGTTTGGATGGTTCGCCATTCCCAATGAACGCAACAGCCAGTTCAAGTTTGGGAACTGTTGTCGCTACTGCCACAGTACAGATAACAAACCTTGCTTCAGCCTCAGCCTCATTGGGTTCTGCTTCTGGATCAGCAACATCAGAAACAACGAATCCTGTTACTGCTTCAGCCGAATTAGGTGCAACGACTGCACAAGCCTCAAGCCTGACCAATCATCAAGCAACTGGCGCAGGTGATTTGGGTTCACTATCGGCGCAGGCAACATCAAGCACAGCAAACAACGACACGGCAACAGCCGTATTAGGTGGAGTGCAGGCGCAAGCCACCAACAGTATTGCGCACAATGCTTCTGCCCAAACCAATCTGCAAGGGCTGGAAGCACAAGCCACAGCGCAAATCAACAATGAAACAACAGCGACAGCCACACTAGGTGGACTAGAGGCGCAGGCAACAGCGCAAACAGAAGGAGACAACACAGCCACAGCATCTTTAGGTTCGCTGGCAGCACAAGCACAAGCAACGATCACGCCAGTCAATAAATCTGCCTCATCTGGTGGGCGCATATTCGCAAGACCAACACCACTCCCAATCATCAATCCAGTACAACCAAAACCTGCACCACAACCAGAACTGATCATTCAACCAAAACCAAAACCTAAACCGAAAAAGTTTGCAACAATAAAAGCAACTGCTTCTGTTACAGTTCCACCTGCATCCATTTATGCTTTAAGTAGTATTTCGTGGATCGCTGAACTAGACGATCTTGAGGTATTGGAACTTATATGAAATCAATCGCCGTAACAGTTACAACTTCACCAACATTGCTTATCGCTGCAGATAACCAGAACCGTATCTGTTATTTACACTCAACAAGCGGAAGCACATATTTAGGTGATAGCGCAGTGACTTCATCTAGTGGTTTGCATTTGCCTAATAACCAAACTATAGAAATTCATTTGCCGTTAGGTGAAACGATTTATGGAATCACAAACACAGGCACAACGAATGTGCGTGTGATGACACCAGACGGAGACTGACCATGCCTTACGGAATATCAGCAAACCAATCCGACTGCTCTAATTGGGCTGCAGTCAAAATAGAAACAGACGGATCAGCAACCACACTTGCCTGCTATGACACCAAACAAGATGCCATTGATCGTATGGTGGCACAGTCTTTGGCTGAAGGTTTAGAGCCTGCAGGTGAAGTGGGTCAGCGCAAGATGAGCAAACGCAATGATGAACTAGTTGCCTTTATTGATTCTGCGATTGCTGTCCTGCTGGAAGGCAAAGCGTATTATCAGGCTGAGGAATCTGAGCCAGAGCAAATGCCTGAAGAGCCAGAGGAAGAGTACGAGGATTCAGAGTTCCGTGCAGTTGATTTGTCTGCACCAGCGTTCATGCGTGCCTCAGCAAAGCGTGGTCTAGCGTTACATGAGCAGGGTTTATCTGGTGATGGGTTGATGCCACAGACCGTTGAGGATGCACGCAAGATGGCTGCAGGGCAGGTCACGGAAGCGAAGTGGCGCAAGATTGGTGCATGGATCGCACGCCATATTGACGATCTGGATGCTGTACAAGGCAGCGAAATCACTGCAGGTTTGGTTGCCATGTTGCTGTGGGGCGGTGGCTCGAGCAAGGCTTCAGCACGCAGAGCGCAAGAATATGCAAACCGTGTTGTGGAAAGACTTGATGAGGAACGGGCTGCAGCACCACCAAAGGATCAGATATTTGGTAGCGATAAGAATCCTGCAGGTTCGGCAGCCGATACTGGCGGGGGAATCCAGTTGAGTGAATCAACAGAGAAAGCATTACAAACAAAGGCTGATGAACACAATCAGGAAATGTCTGATGCTGATAGACCTAGTTGGACAAAGGTACGTGTTTCTGCTTTGCGTGCCGTTTATAGGCGTGGTGCAGGTGCGTTCTCTGTTTCTCATAGACCGAACATGACCAGAGGACAGTGGGCTATGGCAAGAGTTAATGCTTTCTTGTCTCTTTCTAAGAACGGGAAACCATCAAACGCTAACTATGTTCAGGACAATGATTTGTTGAACTCTGATCATCCAAAGTACTCAGAGAACAAAGAGTAATATTCTGTGGCAAGATTTATCTAGGACAAGTAAGGTAGGACTATGAGCGAACTAGTGAAATGGGTAGCAACTGAAGTGGATGAGAAGCGCAGCATTGCGTATTCCAATCTTGAGGTTCGTTCAGAGAACGAAGGCAGAACGATTGTCGGCTATGCAGCCATTTGGGATTCACCATCTGAATACATGGGATTCACAGAGTTCGTTAAGCGTGGTGCGTTCAGCAAAACACTTAACGATGGTGCTGATGTGCGTTTGCTCATTGACCATGAAGGCGTACCGTTGGCACGCTCTAAGTCTGGAACGCTGGCACTTGAAGAGGATGAGCGTGGTTTGCGTGTTGAAGCAGAACTTGACCCAATGAACCCTGATGCTGCAAGGATCATGTCCGCTATGAAGCGTGGCGATCTATCGCAGATGAGTTTTGCGTTTAGAACCGTCAAAGACAATTGGAATGCTGACCGTTCGGTGCGTGAACTCCGTGAAGTTCAACTGTTTGATGTGAGCGTTGTTACTTTCCCTGCCTACGAGCAGACGGTGGCAGAGTTGCGCAAGGCAAACGCACCTGTTACTCTTTCACCAGTTTCTACATTGAGTCTGCGTAAGAACCAGATTGCTTTGCAGAAACTTCGCAGCCGTTAGACAGCCGACCTTATTAGTCACTGACCTCCTAACACTGAAAGGAAAATCCAAACACAATCAGATGATCTTGGAGGTCATATGTCATTTAGTAAATCCCTTATTGAAAAGCGTGATGCTGCGCTTGCAAAGGCAGACGCCATTGTTGCAGCAGCACAAGCAGAAGCCCGTGAACTTTCACCAGAACAAGATGCAGAAATTGTTTCAGCACTTGACGAGGTTCGTTCATTGGATGAGCAGATCGCAACCCACAGCGAACTTGAAAAGCGTTCGGCTGAGGCTGCAGAACTTCGCAAAGAAAAGAAGTTTGATTCTGTTGCATCACCAGCAGTAGTTAAGTCAGAAGCACGCACCTACAGCCCACAGGCTGAAGTTTCGTTTGTTGCTGACGCATACGCTGCACAGTTCAACAACGATTTCTCTGCAAAAGAGCGTCTAGCACGCCACATGCAAGAGGAAAAAATTGAGCGCCGTGATGTGACCAGCGCAAACTTCGCTGGCTTGGTTGTTCCACAGTTCCTCACCGACTTGGCTGCACCTTTCGCCCGTGCAGGTCGCCCGTTCTTGGATGTTGCCCGTAAGCATCAACTTCCTGAATCTGGTTTGACCATCAGCATCAGCAAGGTAACAACTGGCTCTGCAACCGCAGTACAAACTGAAGGTGCAGCAGTTCAGGAAACCAACATGGATGATACGAAACTTGATGTTTCGGTAGTCACTGTTGCTGGTCAGCAGAATGTCAGCCGTCAGGCTCTTGAGCGTGGCACAGGCATTGATTCATTGGTGATGGCAGATCTCGTTTCTGCATACAACACCAACCTTGATTCATTGTTTGTGACCACCAGCGCAACATCACTAACCAATGTGATCTCGCAGGTTGTCACCTACACTGATGCTTCACCATCTGTTGCTGAGTTGTATCCAAAACTTTTGGATGCTGTACAGCGTATTCAGACCAACTACTTTGGTGGACCAAACTTCATCTTGATGCACCCACGCCGTTTGGCTTGGATTCTTTCAGCACTTGATACCACCAACCGCCCATTGGCAGTGCCAGTAGGTAACGGTGCGTTCAACGCTGTTTCAGTTGGTCAAGGTTCAGTTGTTTATGGCAACTCTGGCTACACGATTGCAGGCTTGCCAGTAATCACTGATGCCAATGTGATCACAACCAACGGTGCTGGAACGAACGAGGATGTCATCATTATTGGTAACACCCAAGAAGCCCACTTGTGGGAACAGGGTGATGGTTCACCAATGATGTTGCGCTTTGAGCAACCAAAGGGTGCTGAACTTGATGTTCAGATGATTGTGTACGGATACAGCGCATTTACTGCGAACCGTTATCCAAACGCTTTCGCCCTTGTTGGTGGAACGGGCTTGGTAACTCCAACCTTCTAATTGAAATAATTTTCAGTTAGTTCTGAAAGACCGTCAGCACCATTTCGGGGTGTTGGCGGTCTTTCTATTTCTATTGTGTATGATTTGCAACATGAAGAATCAAATTGAAGCCCTACTTGTTGAGCGTGCAGGATACGAACGCAGAGGTTTGAAGGATCGTGTGAAAGCCTGTGATGAGGCGTTGCGTGCGTTAGGTCATTCGGTTAAGACACCAGAGGTTGAAACTGCAAGCATTGAACCTGTAGCAGAGCGTGCTACACGCAAGGCTGCACCTAAGCGCAAGGCATAATCAATGGCAATTGTAAATGGTTACTGTTCCCTGCAGGATGTGAAGTCTGCGCTCAGGCTCACAGACAATGTGGATGATGGGCTTTTAGAGAAGGCTATTGAATCTGCGTCTAGGCGCATTGATGGTTATTGTGGCAGGTTCTTTTACAAGTCCACATCAACTTCAATCAACATTTACCCAATCAATGAATATCTATTGCGTATGCCACAGGACTTGGCAACCAGTACCGTCACGATCAAGATTGATACAGAAGCAAATGGTACTTATGCAACCACGCTGACACAGGGCGTTGATTACATTCTTGAACCTACTGATGCTGCGCTTCGTGGCTACCCATATGTTCATGCCCGTATGGTCGGTGGTGCAACCTTCCCTCTGTATGTGACACCATCATTTCCAACGGTTCAGGTCACAGCACAATGGGGTTGGAACGCTGTGCCTTCTGATGTGTCGCAGGCTTGTGTGCTTCTCGCTATGCGCCAGTTCGCCAGATTGAACGCTGCGCTTGGTGTTGTTGGTTTCGCTGATATGGCGTTGCAGGTTCGTGCTGTTGATCCTGATGTGCGTGACCTGTTGAATCAATATGTGGTGTTTGGGGCTATCTGATGCCAGCAACTGTTTCGCAAGTCGCTACAGGGCTGCAGGCACGATTAGCAACCATCTCTGGATTGCGCACTTTCAACTATCAGCCTGAGCAGGAGAATCCACCTTTCGCCTACCCTCAGATCAATCGCATTGATTATCACAGGGCATATTCAGGTGGTGATGTAGTGATGGACTGGACTGTGTATGTCGTGGTGGGTCGCTATCTAGATCGCACAGCCCATGCACAGTTGGATGATTATCTTTCATATTCTGGTGCTAAGAGCGTGCGTGCAGCGATTGAAGCAGATCCGACACTTGGTGGCGTGTGTTCAACTTTGATAGTACGCTCAGGTGCAGACATAACAAGTCTTGATGCGAATGGCGCACAGTTCTTGGTTATCCAAATGCAAGTAGAAGTTCACGGATAGGAAACATCACATGGCAAGTTACAAAGTGTTAAGCGATAGGTTCGCTCTTGGCAAAAAGGGTGACACAGTGGACAGTGATGCCCTTGTTGGGTGTAACATTGAGGCATTGGTTGAAGCAGGACATATTGCTGAAGTCAGTGCAAAAGTTTCTAAGTCAGTAACAAGCGAACAGGAAAAATAATCATGGCTCAAATCGTTTTGAAAGATGTTGGAATTACTATCAATGGCACAGAGTTGTCAGATAGATCAAACTCTGTTGAAGTCAATTATGAAGTAGAGTCAGTTGAAGTAACTGCCTTTGGGGGTAATCGTTCATTTGTCGGCGGTTTGCAGAACAACACTTGCACAGTTGAATTGATGCAGGACTTTGCTGCAGCAAATGTTGAAGCAACAATTTTCCCGTTGGTCGGAACACAGACCACGATTACTTTTGAGCCAATCAAGTCTGCTGGTTCACCTTCAGCAACGAACCCTACCTACACAATCACGGGCGCATATCTTGCCAGTCACACACCAATCTCTGGTGCGGTTGGCGAACTTGGAATGACCTCATTGACCTTCACAGGTGGAACACTGGTTAAGACAGTCGCATAATTAAATCAAAACAATTAGAAGGAGACTGCAATGAAAATTGCTTTAACAGTTGAGTTTAATGACGGTACGAAATCTGAAGCAGATGCAGTGTTTGCTGACTTTGTAGCGTTTGAACGCACATGGTCACGCAGCGTTGCACGCTTTGAAACAGAGATTCGTTTAACAGATCTTGCATGGTTGGCGTGGCACAGCGAAACCCGTACACGCAAAACCAATTTGAAGTTTGATCCAGATTGGATTAACACTGTTGCAACTGTTGAGATTCGTGAGGATGTTGAAACCCCAAAAGCCGACTAGGTGACGATTCCGCACACTGGATCGTTGCCTTTCTTGCGTGCGAGACAGGTATTGCGCCTTCATCTTTGTTGGCTGAAAGCAATGTGATGCTTCAAGCGATGCTGGATTACCTCAACAAGAAATCAGAACGGGCTAATCGCAGACGGTAGTAGTATCGGCATATTATGGCTGTCAAAGTTGATGTATATGGTGTGCGTGAAACGCTCGCAGAGTTGCGCAAATACGAGCGCACCGCATACAACATCATTGAACAGGATTTGAAGTTATCTGCCAAACCTGCAGCCGATGCTGTAGGGCGTGAGTTCCCTGTCGAGCCGTTAATGAATTGGCATACTTCTGGTGGGCGCAAAGGGAAAGCACGGCTGCCTCAATATAACGGTTCAGCAGCGAAAAGCAAAGTCCGTGTTGCTGTATCGACTAAGAAACCAACTGGTATTGGTCAGCATGGTTTGATCCGTTTGCAACAGTCTGATGCTGGTGGTCAGGTGTATGACACTGCTGGATCGGTTGTTGGTGGTGGGCGTGGTGCTGGCGCTACGGCAGGACAGAAGTTTGTGGCGAACCTTGATAAGCATTTGAAGGTTAAGACTCGAGAGGGCAGATATCGCTCCCGTGTAATGTATCCAGCAACTGAAAAACATTTGCCACTAATTGAGAAAGCAGTTGAGGCTTCAATTCGTAAAATTGATGGCGATGTGCAGAAGCGATTGAACGGATAACCCATATGGCAGTTGGCGTAAACATAGTAAGCACCTTTGACAGCAAGGGCATTTCACGGGCAATTTCTGATTTCAAGAAACTAGACGGCGCAGGGAATAAAGCGACCTTCGGTTTGCGCACTCTTGATAAAGGTCTGACAAACACGATCAAGAGTGTGGCGAAGGTTGGTGCAGCGTTTGGTGTTGCTGCAGGTGCAATCGGTTTCAAGTTGGCTTCAGCAGCCTATGAATCACAGAAGGTGATGGCACAAACACAGGCAATCATTAAGGCTACTGGTGGCGCTGCAGGTGTCACGGCAACACAGGTCAGCAAACTTTCCGAAACCCTTTCCATGCAGATTGGTGTTGATGATGAGTTGATTCAAAAGTCTGCAAACTTGTTGCTCACTTTCAAGCAGGTGCAGAATCAGGTTGGTGAGAACAACAACATCTTTGATCGTGCTGTTATCACGGCACAGGACTTGGGCAATGTGTTCGGTTCTGCTGATGCTGCAGCCATGCAACTTGGCAAGGCGTTAAGCGATCCAGAGAAGGGTATTACTGCTTTGCGCCGTGCAGGTATCAACTTCACAGAACAACAGAAGGAACAGATCAAAACGCTGGTTGCTTCTGGTGATGTACTAGGTGCGCAGAAGTTGATCTTGGCTGAAGTCGAGTCGCAGGTTGGTGGTACGGCTGCTGCAACAGCCACAGGTTTTGACCGTATGCGTGTTGCGATGGGCAATGTGGCTGAGGAGTTTGGTGCAATCTTGATTCCTTATATCGAACGGTTTGCCAACTTTGTGATTCAGAAGGTTGTGCCATATCTGAACAAACTTGCTGATGTGATTGGTGAAAAGGGTCTGGGCGCTGGAATCCAAATGCTTGCAGGTGACTTCTTGAAGTTCACAACCAATATGGGGACTTTTGGTAATGCCATTCTTGCTTTGACTGCAGCCTTCACTGCGTTGCGTCTGGTCACTATCGCAGCAACTATCTCACAGAACTTGTTTAAGGTTGCTTTGCTTTCTAATCCGATTGGAATAATTGTTGCAGCCGTGATCACTTTGGGTGTTGCTCTTGTTGCCTTGTATATAAAGTTTGAGACAGTTCGCAAGGTGGTGAACTTTGTTATCAATTCAATTATTAACGTGATTGAGAATTGGTTAAATGTGTGGATCACGGTGATCAACGGCATCATCTCTGGTATCAACCTGCTGATCAAGGA